TACCCCATTGCGTCGAATACACTTCGCCAGGCGACAACGGACGCTTGAGCATCCCGCTCAACTTGCTCGTGTTATCGGCCAGATTCTTCACGCCCAGCTGCGCTTGCGCATCCGGGTCCCCGCGATTGGCGGCCGTCCCGCCCTTTTCGGCCCATATCGAGTCGATCATCTGGAACAGACCGAACGCGCTGCTACCAGCCGCATTCGGTCGCGCCGGGTCGAATGTGTCGTTTTCGATGTTCGCCACGGCCAATGCGACATTCGGCGTCAGGCCTGCGCGCTGCGCCGGCGCCGGCGCATTGGAGGCTTCCCGAACAATCTTGGCCGCTGGTGTGCCGGCCGGGATCGTCTGGGTCGGCAGAATGGCGTTGACCGTGTCCTGCGGGTGGCTACGTGCCCACGACAATGCCGCAGCTTGCGCGTAGGTGTCGTTGACCTTGTTTGTCAGCGTGATGCGGTCCTGCGGGTGCAGGTCGCCCGACAGCGTGTTGATCGCGTTGATCTGGTTCTGCTTGAGCGCATCATACTGCGACGGGTCGGCGTCCAGATCAGCAGCGTCGTGCTGGATCGACTGATCGAATGTGTTGATGCGCCACGCGCGGTTGGTCCCGATCTGCCACGCCGCTGCCTGGTTGTAGAAGCGATTGTGCAGCGTCGCGGCCTGTTCGGATGCGATCTTTTTCAGTCGCGGGTCCTGATACTGATCGACGAACGCGCCGTACCAGTCGTCGAACTTGGACTTGAAGGCATCGACGTAGCCGGCGCCGTTGACCGGCATCTCGGACTTTTTCTGCTCCATGTACGACGAGAACTGCTCGTCGGCCGACATCAGGTTCTGCTTGATCGACGTGACGCCGTCGGAGATGTGCTGCTGATAGGCGATGCGGTTGGCATCGGCCGCGATGCGCGAGCCTTCCTCACCAACGTGCTCCAGCGCCTGCCCGACCGCTGGCGTGTAACTGACCGGTGACGCCGTGGGCAACGCCCCCGTAGCGGCTTGCGTTTCAACCGGATCGTAGGTGATGGAGGGCATTTAGAAGCCGCCACCGGCGTTGGTCATGCTGCGGAAGTTCGCGTAGTTCGCCACCGTGCCCAACGCGCCGCCGATTCCGCCGATCCAACCGGCTGTCTTGGCGCTTGAGGCATTCTTACCGGCCGCTGCCGCCTGATATTCGTCGTAGGTCGCCTGCTGCAGGTCGCCGGTCGCCTGTACGGCGCCGCGGTAACGCGTGTTGAGCGCGGATAGTTCCAAGTTCGTGCCGGACTGGTCGAGCGCGCCGACATTCGTGCCAACCAATCCACCGCCGGACTCGATCATCCGGCCGCGCTCGAACGACAGCTTGACATCGTTGTCGCGGCGCTGCGCCAGTTCGTTCGCGCTGGCCGACGCCTGTGCTGCCGCCGCGTTATCTCGCGCCACCGTGGCATTGTAGTTGCCGATCTGCTGCTGCGATTCGTACGAGCGCGCCTGCGCTTGGCCGGCAGAGATGGCGCCCACGGCCGACACAGCAGCCGATGCCGCCATCAGATACGGAGCCATTACCGCTAATGCAGCCATGTCACTTCACCGTCCGATGCGGGCGTAAAGGTCGTAGTCTTTCCCCGGCACGTATTGGCGCATACTGCCCTCGCGCTCGAACCCCAGTCGTTTCGCCCACCGTACCGAGGCTTGGAACTCCGGGTCGATCGCTGCCTCGATTCGGCCGGCGCCGTGATAGCGCAGCCAGCGGCGTACCTGCCACGTCAAGGGTAGCATGTACTTGCCCGCGTCGTGCGACAGGTACGCCCAGACGAACTTTCGACCCGGCCAGTGCTGTATCAGCCCGACGCATGCGATGACCTCGCCGTCGGCCAACGCCGTGTAGGTCTGCTGCGACTGCGCCAGGTTGTGCGCCACCTCTGCCGTCTGGAACACCATCTGATGTTTCTGCTGCGGCTGCAGGCGAATGGCGAGGAAGTCATCGGGCACATACGAACGTACCTCCACGTCAGGTGTCTTCCGACACGTCGGCCAGGAATCCGGCGGCCACGATCGTCAGCGGCAGTGGCTGGTCCTGCCGGATCGTGTAGCGGCCCAGCCGGTCCCAGTCGCCCAGGAACGTCTGCCGGTCGGTGTCACCGGTGAAGATTGGCGGTGGCGAGTCGTCCGGCACAGTCGGCGAGCGCATCTCGATTTCCTGCAGGTTGTTGATGTCGCCGCCCAGCTTTAAGCCCAGCGTGTTGAACAGGCGAATCGTGGCGCGAATCATCTTCTGCAGCTTGCCAATGTCGCTGCCGGTTCGATCGCCCTGGTCGGCCAGCATCGAGGTGAACTGCGCCGGGGATTTCAGGCCACACTGGATCACGCTGGCCGGGAACGGCAGCGCAATGTCGACGCCGCCGGCTTCCGGATAGACCTGGTCCGGGGCGCACGCGCCGTCACACAGGAATGACAGCGTTCGGCCGGTCCAGAACGACGGAATGCTCGACGCCAAAATGCTTGTCACCGTCATGCGCCAGCCGTTCGCCGGAATCGGCACGCTGTGCCGGTTCGGCCACTGCGTCATAATCGTGGCCAGCACAACCAGTGGCGTGCCATATTCGGTGATCTGCGCAATCCCCTTGGTTGCCTTCGGGTACTCCAGCCCGTCATCGCCCAGTTGCGTGGTTTCCCAATCGTAGTGGATAAAGCGGCCCACATCGGTGGATTGGAACACTGGCGCGCTGGCCGTGAATCCGACGTCCGTCGAACCGACGACGAGATAGCCGGGGCCCGGCAGTAGCGTGGCGTTGATCGTGTTGGCCAGCGTCAGGCCGGCGTCAACATAGAACGCGTCCTGCTGGTTCTCCCCTGGCAAGTTGGCGAACGGCTGCTCGATGCGCTCGATCGTGTGCTGGGTGATCGTCGTGTCGAACAACACGTTGGTGCGCCGCACGTTCAAGTACACGTCATCCCACTCGCCGGTACTGTTGGGCACCACGCACAGGCTGACGACATCACCCCCGGCGGCGACGTCGTGGCGCTCCCAGTTGTGCACGTCCTGTTCGGGGCAGTAGATGAAGGAAATGAGTTTGCAATTGCCCAGCGCCATCCACGCCGTGTAGTTGGGATTTTTTGCCCACGCCATTGCGACGATGCCGCCGACCGTGATGTGTTCGGACAGCACAGTCTTGTCGTTGGACACGAACGAGCCGGCCGGCCCCGCGGTGAACTGGAAGCTCGATTCGCGCAGGCGCCGCCCCGGTTTGTCGACGAACAGCGTGAACTGCTGCGCGCGTAACGGAACGACAGCGCGTCCGCCGAACTGCGACTGCTCACTGACTTGCGCATTCAGTGGGCCGAACGTGTCGGAAATCGACTGCGGCCCAATCAGGAACTCGCTGCCGCTGGTGCCGACAAACAGCGTGTCGGCGCCGGACAGGCTGACGATGTTGTTGACCTGCGTCGACTGGCAGGCCAACGTGACGGCTGAGTCCTCCAGCACGGCGCCGAAGTACAGGTCGGCGAAGTTGGCGTAGTCGCCGGTGCTGCTCATCCACACGCGGTTCTGCGCGCCGGCGCCGCCGCCAAAAGTCAGGCGCTGACGGAAGAACGTCACACATGCCGGCCAGCCCTGGTTGTTGCTCCACGCGCCCAGTTCCCACAGATAGGTCGCATTGCCGGAACCGATGACCGCCTTGGGCAGTTGGCGCAGCACGGTTGCGTTGACATGCTCGCCGTCGGTGAATCCAGTAATCAGCACGACGCCGTAGCCGCAGTCCTGATACGACCATTCCACACCGGTGGAGAAATAGGTCGGGCCGCCGATCGGGTCGATCGTCGTCGTCTGGTCGCCATCCCAAGCATTGCCGGACGTGTGCGTCAAGGTCACGCCGCCAGTCTGCACGAACAGCAGGCTGCTGCCATGTGGTGGCGCGGCACCGGGAGCGACCGTCAGCGCCTGATAGGTGCAAAATCCCGCGCGCCGCTGCACCCCGACGGCGATGTTAGGCGTCTGCTGGCCCGGCTGCCACGGCTTGACCGTCGTCAGGTCCTGCTGGTGGATACGCATCAGCGATCCGACCATGTCAGCGCTGAATATGCCACTGGATGCCGTGACCAACACATTCGTGCCAATTGTCACGCCGCCGGTAACGTACACCGTCAGCCCTTGGTTGGAATTGCCGTCCTGCCATGGCCCGTCGACGTAATTGAGCGGCGCCAGTGTCCAGTTGGTCGCACCAAAGAACGACAGCACTTGTGGCGGATACAGCGGGTGCGCCAGATACACGACATCGGCTGATTCAGCCGCCTGGATCGCCGGCGTTCCGTCGGCGTTGAACAGGTCGGCCTGTGCGTACGGCGTGGGAATCGTGTAGGCCACGCCGCCGAACTGCACTTCGCCGCCGTTGAAGAAGAACTTGAGCGCGTGGTCGCAGAACACCAGCACGTAGGATTCAGTGGCCGAGCGCGAGAAACGCACCAGCAGGCTGGGGAACGTGCTGTCGGTGCCATTGCCGATAAACCGCGTGCCGCCGCGGCGTGTTGCCGGACCCTGCACGGTCGGCAGCAGGTTGAGCATCGTCTTGCCGCCCTTCATGTACTGCGGCATGTCGCTGCGGCCTTCCAGCAGCGGGGACAACTCGCCACAGTTGAACGAGTTCCAGGGAATCGAGACTTGGCCCATGGATTAGCTCGAAATGCGCGCCAGCATCCACGTATCGTCGGGGATCGTGGTTGGCGGGTTTTCCAGCGAACGGAACTTGATGGCTTGTTTCAGCGCGGCGTCGTACTCCTGCGCAAAACGCGGGAACTTGGCGTTGGAGCCGGTGATGAACTCGCAAAACTGCATGGCCAAGTACGCCGAGAACGCCTCGACGAAGTAGGCGTCGAACTGGTTCGGGTCAGTGACGCGGTAGTGATAGATGATCGACAGCGGCGTGCCGATACTCGACCAAATCTGCGTGCCGACGATGCGGTAGTCCTGGCACAGCGCGTTGTTGTAGTCCGACAGGTTTGCACCGGGCATTCCCAGCACAGTCAGTGGCACCTGCGTGACACCCGGCGGCAACGTGCCGTAGTTCTGCGCAGGCCCGGCCCATTCGAGCCGCAGGAAGTCGCTGGGTAACTCGAACGCATACAGGTACTGGAAGGCCGGCGGCGTACTGAGCGCAGCCAATGCAGTGTACTTGCGCGAAAAGTTCCAGCCCATGCGCAGCATCGTATCGCGCAGCGTGGCGTACTGCTCGTTGAAGAGCGCGGCGACAGTGGTGTTGTCCTCGAAAGACGTGATGCGCTGCTTGCCGAGTTTCAGCAGGGCTAGGTTTGCGATCCCCACATCGGAGTAGGCCATTTCATGATCTTACTTGAAACGGGTCCATTTTGCTCCCGACACCTTCCACACGAATCCCAGGCTGTCGCCGACTGCCGCGGAATTGGGCAGCGCGAGGCCGTTGGTCGCCGTGATGTTGGTACCCCCGTAGGCCAATGCGGTGATGATCTGGCTGAAAGCCGCGAACACAACTTGGCCGTCAAACGTACCGTTGCTGATCGTCAAGGTCAAGTTGGCCAATGTGCCGGTAGGGTTGATCGATTCGACCGTGATCGGGCCGGCTGGCGTGACCGTGACCGTGCCGCCGGTGGTCGGCGCGACTTGCGCGGGCGCGCCCGGCGTGATGTTGGCCGCGTTGGAAAGATCGGCGATGGCCAACTGACCGACCGTGATCGCCGCCCCGCTAGTCGACTGTTGTAGCACCTGGCTTGTGCCGCCGGTGCCGGAAAGGTCCGCATTCGTGCCGCCGTAGAGCAGGCCAATCTTCGTGCCGTGCCACACGCCGGTGGTGATCGTTCCGACCGTGACGATCGAGGACGACCCGATCGTCAAGGCAACTGTGCCGGTGGCGTCGGGGAACGTGAAGGTGCGCGTTACCGACAGTCCCGAGAAGTCCAGATTTGCATTTGCCATGTCAGAACTCCACTACGACAGGGACCGTCGTCGGCGTAAATATCACCGAAGCACCGCCGATGAATTGAAGCACTCCGGACGTGTTGATGTCGGTTCCGCTGCCCGCGTAGATCGTAGGTCCTGGAGTGCCGATAAAGATCGACACCCCAGGCGTTCCGATTTCGACAGGAACGTTCGGGTTGGTCGACACATAGATCGACGACCGACCGCGACGCGCCATGTTACGGCGGCCCGAAAGGATTGCTGTTCGGGTTCTGCTGTACCAACAGCAGCATCTGTTCGAGAACCAAGACCAAATCCTCGCGGGCCGTGACCTTGGTGGTGTCGTACATCAGCTGCACGTCGGTGCTGGTCGTGATCGAACCGCTGCCGTTGGCCACCGTGTAGGTGTACGGGTTACGGTCCTTGATGTTCCAGCCGAGCGAGTTGACAGCCATTTTACGGGGCCAGGATGATGTCGGAGAACAACGTGCCGGCCGCCGTGGCACCCGTGGTGGACGTCGCGGCCACCATGTACGTCAGCACCGGGTCCGTCGATAGGCCAAGCAGTTCCCACACGCGCTTGCCGGCCGTGGTCAACGCCAGGTTGGTGAAGCGCTCGTCGACCGGGACAACCGCGCTGGCGCAGTTGACGCTGGTGGCGAACAGATGGTCGCTGCCCGATGCCGCTACCGCGCCGATGCCAGTGGACGTGATCTTGTACAGGCCCAGGCTCAGCGCCCCGCCCGTCAGCGCGGTCGAACCGAACCGCACCGAATAGATCACGTCCGACGACTTGACAAAGCCGAAGCCGTAGGTCGAGCCGGCAAGGTCCGTCCCGACGACAGGGATCGCGCAGTACGCCGCCCAGCCACGCAGGAACGGACCATCCGACCCTGCGGTGTTGGCCACCGCCGGCGTCGAGTAGACGTTGGTGATGAGCGAACCGTTGTTGTTGTTGATGGCAGCAGTCATATCAGCTCTCCGCGCACAGTGCCGCTTGGCACTTGGGTTCTTGCAGGCGGGTGGCGCCTACCATGAGCATCGTGCCGACTTCAAACGGATCGCCGATGAGATCATACCGCGGGACGATTCGGGTCTTGGTGTCCTGCCACGTGCCCGAACGCATACCGGACTTGACCCAGATCGGGCACTTGCGGTAGCTGCTGCCATCGACCGGCAGGCGTTCGGTGTGGATGAACTCAAAGCCCATGAAGCGCGTGATCTGGCCGTCTTCGAGAACCGGCTTGTCCTGGAAGTCCAGACTGATCGCCTGCGCCTGGTTGAGCATGTCGTCCAATTGGATCGCCGACATGCCGGCATAAGCGGCATCGTAGGTCAGGTCGACCTCAGCCTGCAGCATCGCCTTGCGGGCGCCGCGCAGCTTGGGCACATTCATGCCGGTCGGTGTGCTGCCGCCGGACGAACCCACGCCCACGGCCTGGAAGTTGCCCGACGGGAACGTGACCGTGGTCGACGGCGCATTGCCGCTGGTCGAGGTGTTGCCGGTCAGCGCGCTGCCGAAATAGTTGGCGATCCAGACATCGTCCTTCGTGCGGTTGGCCGCAAAGACGAAGTCCTGTGCGATCCAGCCGTCGGGGCTGATCGCCATCTCCAGTTCTTCGTACGTGTCGACGATGTCGGACACCCAATACTTCTGCGGGTAAATCCAACGGCGATCAGCAGGGGTGTCGGTGATCGGTTTTGGCTGCACGCGGCCAGTGACGAGCGCCATGGATGTCGCACCGAACTGTTCGGTCGCCGTGGCGCCGCTGCCCATGTAACTGCGGATGGTCGATGCGGACCACAGGCGGGCCGGCATCTGCTGAACCAGGAACTCGACCTGGTTCGTAAAGTCGGTGACGAAATAAGTAGGAACGTTGTTTGCCACGTTGGCGGCTCCGAAACGACGCCCGTGATGGGCGGGAAGGGTTTCGGGTTATCGCCTTGTGGACGGCCCTTGGTATTTGGCCGCCGGTTGTCCCGTTGGGGCCGGCAGCCGCGAACTTACTCCTGACAATCAGCCTGTGTCAATAGGCGTCAGCCGATGTCGATCGCACCGTCGCCAGCGATGGCCTTGTTCAAGCGCTGCCAGTGCGCCTTGGCGCCGGCATCGCCGTCGCGCGCGCGACGCAGCAGTTCGGCGCCCTTCTCGGCCAATTCGGCCTTGGCGCGGTTGGGCGTCATGCCAAATCCCGCGGCCGCATCGCCGATCGCCGCGGCGTTATCCTCGCGCGTGTTCAGCCCCGCCAAGTGCAACAGCTTGAGCGCGTTCTTCGCGCCGATCGCCGCGGCCATCGGGACGAAGCCCTGGTCGAGGTTGAGCCCCAGTCCGCGCATCGCGCGCCGCGCAAATTCGACGTTCTCGCTGTACTTGGCGCCCCACTCTTGCTTGAGCGCAGCATCGGCCTGGTTCTGGTCGTTGACAACACGCTGGCGTTCGATTTCCTGTGCCTGCTGCTGGCGCTCGATGTCGATCTGTGCGAGCGCCGCCGCCTGCTTCTGCGTAACACCCAGTTCGTGCAACTTGGGCGCCAGCGCCTTGACGATGTCGGCATCGACACCTTCGGGAAATTGATACTTGTCCGGCGACTCCGGGCGCCCGAGCTTGTTGAAGATCGGATCGAACGCCTTGGGATCGGAATCATCCTTCGGGAAGTTGATCTTCTCGCTGGACGAGTTCAATTTTTCCAACTCGAAGTACGACTTGACGACGTTCGGCAATGCGGCGGGATTGTTCCAGCCTTTCTTCTCCAGGTTGCCCTGCAGTTCCGGCGGCAGATCGGAGTACCAGAACTTTTCGGTAGCTGCACTGCCTGCAGTAGCGCCACCACTAGATGCGCCTGCAGCGGCTTGGCCGCCTTGATCGCCGGCCAGTGCAGCGGCCGCGGCACCGTGATTATTCGGTTGGTCTGTCATGGTCGACTCCTACGTGAATGTCATCCTGCACGAGAGACAGCGAGGTCCTGTCGGGCAGGTTGATCATCTGGTTGATATGGCGCCATACATCTTGTCGTCCGATGGCGACCAGCGTGGCTTCGCTGTCCACTTTGCCGGCCGCATCGAACTGGATCGGCGACTGCATGCCGCCGGTGACCTTGAGCAGGTCGCCCAGCACCAACTCGGACAGATTCGTCAGTTGCCCGGTCTGTAGCATGAACAACCGCTGGTAGGCGTGCTTGACATCGATGTTCGTAACCTTGCGCGGCATTTACCCGCCCAAACCCTGCCCCGGTGCGACACTGCCGCTGGCCCGACTGGCGTCGGAGATATTCTTGATCGCCTGCGATGCCGGGCCGGCAAGGTCGGTGAGGTTCTTCAACTGCTGCTGCTGCACGGCAGCCTGGTCCATCTGATCCTGTTCGTCCTGCGTGTTGAGCATGCGCGCCGGCGCGTCGTTGGCAGTGGCCAGCTCCTCGAACGTGCGCGGCAGGTTGACCATCCGCGGCATGAGGTCCGGCTGCGCCTGGAACAAGGGCGCGGCCTGCTGCAAGGTCATGGCGATCGCAATGGCCTTGGACTGGCGCTGCGCGGTCTGTGCGAACGAGGTGTACTCGATGTCGAAATCAAAACGGCGTCCGCGCAAGATCGCCGGCGGGTCCGGCAACTGGCCGGCGCGGTGCAGGATGTCAATCTCGCGCGTGATGATCGGCCCCATCAACTCGTTCTGGATCCGCCCGATGATCGGCGCCACCAGGTAGCCGCGCTCCTGCGCCAACTGCAGGACTTGCGTGGCCGTCATGTCCGGGTGTTCGGACAGGATGCTGATAATGTCGTTCAGGCACGCGCGACGCACGACCGCCTGCTTCATCTGCAGCTTTTCGGTCAACTTGTCGATCGCCGCGCCACCAGGCAATGGGCGAATCAGTTCCTTGCCGTCTGGCGTCAGGTAGCCGGCGTTAATGCTGTTGCTGCGCAGGTTGAATGCCGGCAGGTTGATGTTGTCGGTCGTCAGCAGCGGCGGGTCGCCCAGGCGCTGCGTGATGCGGATGTCGGTCTTCTCCATTTCGTTCAACTGGAGAATGGTCGGCAACACGTCGACGCACGGCCCGCGGCCGTAGGTTTCGCGACTGTTGACGCGGTAGCGCGGGATCATGATCGGCTGCGTGTAGTAGCCGCCGCGCTTGACCGTTTGCTGGACTTGCTTGCAGACAATGACACTGGAGATGGGCTTGCCGCTACTGGTGTCGCCGCTGTCCTCGCGCGGGCAGATGGCATGGATGAAGGTCCAGGTCTTCTCCGAGTTCTGCTTCTGCGCGTACTCGTCGGCGATCTGTTCGGGAACTTCGTCGATGATACCCCTGCGAAACGAGTCCATGACGGCAAACGGTGTCATGTCCCACTCGCGGTGCACCGTGTCGATCATCCCGGCGCCGTTCTCCATGCCGAAAGTGTAGGCCAGCGGCAGGCTGCGGTAACGAATCCCGATGCCGACGATGTCGTCGACAAGGAATGGCCCGTTGCCGAACGTCATAATGTCGCCGAGGGTTTCGTGAATCTGGCTCTGGAAATTGGCATTGGGCGAGTAACGCACGCCGAACAACGTGTCGGTGACTTCCTCCAGCCACTGGCGGATGACGAGCTTGGCCTGCAGGTCCTTGTCGCGCGCCTTCAATCCATGCCACTGCCGCGACGCCGGGCACAACAGGCTCTCCAGCGCCGCCACGCCATTCTCCACCGCCATCGGCGCGGTGTCGTCGAATACCTTGTTCGTACGGCGCTGGCCTTCGGCCCACTTGGTCGTGAAATCGGCCTGGTTCGGGCGCACGCGTTCGGCAACCGTCTGCCACAGCGTGTTGAAGTTGCCGCGCTGCGCGTACATCTGTTCGTGGCGCGCAAGGACTTTCCCGGCAGTGGTGTCGTCCGGCTTGTCGGAGAGTGGGGCCT